ATGACGGCTAAAAGAATGAGACGGCGTAGACCTGTCGGTGAATGGTCGAGGTCTGGTACTGGACCAGTTGAGATGGGTAGAAGCACTTGGAGTTAAAATATAATTCACCCAGCGTTATCCAGCGTTAAACATTCCTGAGTGGACTCGAACCACTGACCACCAGATTAGAAATCTAGTGCTCTATCCAACTGAGCTACAGGAATAACATATTAGTTGATTAGTTTTACTGAGAACCGTATTTACGGGCCCGCAATCCAGCGGCTCGTTCTAATCGTTCATGATAACATTTAGGTGTGCCTCTGGCAACCTTTCGCATGACTTCTTTGAAGTCTTGTCCTGGACCCAGCGTGGCATCGCAGCCTGTGACTGGAGGAGTAATCCAAGATTTAGCGATAACTCCTTTGGCTTCGCAGTGTGGACAAGGCTGGCTCAGAGGCTGATTTCTATCCGTCACACTTAAGAACTGTTCGAACTTGTAAGCGCACTCGGCACACGAAAAATCATAAGTCGGCATTTGTTAAATCTTTCTTGCAACACGAAGTCGGTGCAGTTTTTTTAAATATCTGGTGCGTTCGTAACTAATGTATTTAGCAGGAATCGGCAGACGAAATTCTCGGCACACTCTGGAAACCTCGGCTTCAGTTGATTCTTCCATAAGTAAATAGTCGGCGTGTAAAAAGATCGGATCATCTCTCATCCATTGTTTCATGTGCACATATTCATGGACCAGAGTGAGCAGCCATTGATAGGTTCTCTTGTTTCCTGTGGCGACTCGGATAGTACCATGAATCCACAAGGCATGTATCGGAGGCTCAAAGTAGCCATCACATCTTTCTCCCTCGGCATTCACTCTTTTATTCTGGGTGATGAAAAGTCTTACATTGCACTTCTGGCAATGCGTTCGGACTGTGTCCAGAAATCGAATTACTCTAGGATTCTTCATGTAAGCCATAGAAAACCTCCCTGAGTATGTATTCTTATTTTATTGATCGGAGGGTAATTCTCGGTTAAAAGGTATTCGAATATACTTCTGAATAACCTTAAAGAATCAATAGAATCTAACAATTTGAAACTACAGAAGTATGTAGTATGGCGTTTTTATAATAATAAGGCGGTTAATATATTTTTCCAAAATAAATATTCTTTCCGTGTCACAATTTCCTCCTGGACCGCGGCAGGGGTTTCTGAGAACTATGACTTTTTAAGATATAACATATTGTTTGATAGTTTAATCCCGTGGAATTCTCCCACTGGGTCCAGGGGAGCGGGTAATTTATATTTTAATCGGATCTCGGATAACATATTATTCAGTCGGACTCTCACCGGCCAAGGGTCCCTGGCAAAGTTCACGGGGTCCAGGGGAACGCGTAAATAATATTTTAATCGGCTCTGACTTAACATATTAATCGGATTAGATTTCGCGTGCGCCGCGCCAGCGGGTCCGGCCCAGTGTGGCGAACTATGACGCAGAACCAAAATATAAAATAAAAATCCCCCAACGGACGGGGGTTCGTCGGGGGACAGATGTCGGAGCGGTGAAACGCGCGACCTGTTATGTAGACTTCATCCCAATCTTCTAATGGGATAAGCCGTCGATCCATTGTCGGAGACTTGAAACAATGTACTAGATCCATCTTGAAACTGAACCACTATCTCATCGCCATACAGCACGGCAGATTGGGCTTTGGAGGTCACCGTACACATAGGAGAGTTCCAACCACCCTTCCACAACAAGACTCGGCCAGACTTAACTGTAACAAACATTTGATCTGTGTTGTCTTCCATTTGAGTTCCTTTAATATATTTGTTTGAAAAAGAAACCCCGACAACTAGTTTAGTAATTGTCGGGGTCTGTGTAAGATCATCATAAACTATCTGCTAGATCTTTCGATGAAACAGATAAGGATTTTTATTCACTACATGGTTTATGGCTGAACTGATGATCTCACTATAGTGTACACATAAACTTATATAATATTCTGTGCAGATTTCATTCCTTTAACATTAGGTGAACCGGCCTTGCGTCCTCGCTTGTTGTCGTTCACCGTCAAAGTACTGACATCCACATTCAGTTCAGGAATCAGGTAGTAGCCTCGTCCTGCTCGTCGATTCTGTGTAATTGCGATCCAAGCAGGAATAGCAACATAGACAGAGTTCTCCAAGACTTCCACCAAGTCTTTGCGTGACACCTGACACTCGTTGAGTACTGTCAGGCTATTACGATTGACTTGAAGAAAGGTGATGAAGTCCACCTGACCTTGTGTATAAGTTGAAGACATAATTGAATTAGACATTAGATTTCTTTCTGTTGAATTGATTTGAATAATGAAACACGATGAGTCATAGCCCTTGGGTTATTTGATTCTATGCACCTCCACAGTTGGTGAGGCAAGAGAGTTCACCCAATTTATAATTTGAATGAGCGCACTCACATCCACCATCTTACAAAATAGTCCGTCACCAAATGCCACCCAATTCTTTTGAGGATCAAGAATGGATACTTCGGCACGAACTACATCAGGAATAAATTCGAATCGAATGTTGAGAAGTGATTGAGGAAGTCCTAATGGATTCACATCATCAGATGAACCATCCAACTCCTCTTGTTGAGGAGTGTAAATGTTAAGAACATATCCGTTTGGAAACTTCATTGTGAACTGTGATCCTGCGGGTTCGTAATGCGGTCCTGGAACTGCTGTAATATTTCGATTGGAGAATCCTGCAAAATCATTAGCCAAGTCTTTGATGTCGGCAGATGCACGACCTTGAACCGCTAATTCATTCTGATGAAGTCTATTATCCACGGCGTTTGTAATTGGTTGTGTCATTTTGTTTCTTTCTTTTATATTTTAGATTGGACAGATTGTTGGAGAAACACTAGACGGAACTACGGCAGGAGCAGGAGATCCTTCGGCAGGACGCATTTGAGTATCGGCATCCACCTTGGTGTAGAACTCCATAAAGGATTGCTTTGTATCCTCGTCGAAGCGAGACACACATCGTTCAATGGCAGTCATCTTGTCTCCGAAGATTGAGAAGCCAAACACAATGTCTCGCAGTCGGCGGGTCGTGATGATGTCAGACACAACATTCTGCTTGAATGACTTGCGAATAATGTCTGCCCAATTCACCAAGTTCACAATGAATGCAGAGTCATCGACTCCAACCGACTCGGCATACTTGGTGAGAATCTTGTTCTCGGTTGCAATGCCTGCATAATCCTGCTCGTAAGTAAAGCGGAAGCGTTCCAAGAAGGCTTCGTTCATTTGGTTTGTGCCAATGAATCTGCCGTCAGAACATCCCTTGCCTTTGGTGTTGGCAGTTGCGACAACGGTGAATCCTGCAACAGGTCTGACAAACATTCCAATCTTTGGAATAAACTTTCCCTTGCCTTCCAAGATACTTTGAAGACACATAATGAGATGAGTTCCCAAGTCCACTTCGTCGAGAAGAAGAACAGCACCTCGTTGCATTGCAACAAGAGCAGGTCCAGGACAGAATACAGTTTCGCCATTCTGCAATCTGAATCCACCGATCAATTCATCTTCGTCGGTCTGTGCAGTAAGATTCACACGAATACATTCTCGATTCAGTTGAGCGCAAACTTGCTCAACCATTGTGGTCTTGCCATTACCTGACAAGCCTGTGATGAAGATTGGACAGAACGAACCTGACTTCACAATCTTCTTGATCTCATTGTGATATCCCCACGGAATATAATTATCATCTTCAAGAGGAATAAAAGTATTGCCGATATCTGTTTGTGATGCAGTCTTGATAAGACTTGCGGTTGTGGTGGTGGTGCTGTTGGTGGTGGTTGGTTTCATTGGTGTAATGGTTTCTGTTGTTGTGGGTGTGATGATGGCAGGAGTAGATACTTTGTTGCGGTTGCGAGTGTTTGGAATCACGGTGATGTCTGTGTCTTTGGCAAACAATTCAGGAACAGAATAAATTCCTCTGCCTTGCTTGCGATCTTCTGACATAATCCAAGCAGGAACGATTGAGTATCCTGCTTTGCAAGCAATGGTGTTGAGCAGACTGAACTCAAACATATCGGTTGGTTGGGTGGGAAGGAATGGTCGGGCAGATTTCACGAAGAGGAATTGTGTGGTGGTGAGTGTGTGCATTGTGTCCTTTGTTATATAAAGTATATGTCGTAAATGGGGGTTGTCAAATAATGCGGTCAATTTTTCAAAGATTTATTTTATGTTCCAAGAGTCTCGCCGATCAGGGTGGCAACCGATTTGAGTGATCCAATTGCGGATTGATTGGCAATGAATGCCTTCTGCAATTCTGTTTTGGACTTTGCCGTGTTCATATTCTTTGACACAGTTTCCAACATACCTTGAGCAGAATAACCAATCTCTCCGTTCTGTTGACGAGCAATACGATTCTGATCAACAACGATTGCAGTATCAAATCCGTCAACTGCACATCGAACGAATCCATCTCGTTTCCAATTACAATTCGGAAGTTCTGTTGCGCCTTTGATTTGATGAGCAGGAGATCCTTTCGACCAATGCAACTTAATCCAATGAATTGCTGTTCCTGTTCGCTTTCGGATAATGTCACAGGCAATCCACACAGAAGTAGATTGAACTGTAAGAGTCTTGTCCAATTCTTCAATGTTATATTTAAGTCCTGTCACAGGATCAGAAATAATAATGTTGCTGTGTCTGTGTCGATTTGAACCATCGGAATTCTTTCTGTCACTTGGAAGAAAGAATCCATCACAAGAATCTCCGTCAGTCAAGACAACCAAGTGAGTGGACTGAAGATTATTCTTTGCCTTGAACTCCTCAATAGTTTCCACAATTTCAATCAATGCCGAAGTGGTTGGAGTTCCACTCAAATGATATTGATTATGCTTTGCACAATTATCAATGTCCTGCCAATTCCACAGAATACTCTTTCCCTTTTCATACTCGGCATTTGTCATCTTGGATGACAACCAATTCAGAAGATGAATGGGATGCATTTTCACATTGTCCTTGTCGTATTTTCTATCCGTTCGACTCGACAAATCTTCTCCGCTTGAGTTGCTAAAATCATTTGGAGTCCAAGTATGATCAGAGAATGCAAAGACTTCAAATGGAATTCCACTTCGTCGGCAAAAGTCTGTGAGAATAATAAGTTGTCCAATGGTTGATCGCATAATTCCCTGCATTGAACCCGACCAATCCAACAGAATAATAATGCCGTGATTCTTTCCTTTGGCAATCTTTACAGTTCTGCGAAAGACATCATCAGACCAACGATAAGAATTCATTCTCAAAGTATCAAGCGCACCTGTCTTTGCAACAGAAGAACGATGAAACAAGTCCGCAGCTTGTTTTCTTGCAAAAGCCTGTGACATTGTTCTGCTTGCATCAGTATAATCTTTCACCTTGATTGGAGTGAGAACTTTCTGCAAATCCAAATTGTTTGGTTTGGATGCAATAATCAAATCAACATCTTTCAGAATCATATTGTAAGTCACAATCACATTTGGATGCTTTGGTGGAAGTGTGCAAAGATAATGATTGTCCATTGGACTTGTTTTAGCAGTGCTTGCCATTTTTTCAATTGCCTGTTCCATCATCTTGTTTGTTGATGGAGTTGGCAATTGTTGCTGTTGGTGTTGCTGTTGTGGTTTCTGCTGTGAAACTTTAGATTCTGACGATTCTTTGGAAGAAGATTCACCTTCTTCTCCTTCGCCTTCGCCTTCTCCTGCTTGTTGTTCTGCCGATGGATCATTCTCCATCTCCACAGGATGATTCTGTCCCTGTGATTTGCAGAATTTAATAATTTTCACCGCAAGATCAACAACATTCTGAAATGATTGTGTTCGTTCCATCAGCGGAATAAACTGCGATTCAGCGGAAGAAAAAGGAATCACAACATTAGAATGAATGCCCAATTTGAAGTGAAGATTCAACCGATCTGCAAAGCAAGCAGTCGGGAATGTGGAAGGCTTTCCAAAGAATTCCTGTGCAACAAAGTATTCATAAGCCAAGTAGAAATCTCGTTTCAAGCCTTGAAACTTGTTCTTGATAAGTCTTTCAATTCTTGCATCTTCCACAATATTCAAATATGATTTGGCTTGTTCTGTGGAACATCCTGTTTGCTTTGCAATAAAATCCATTCCATCCACCCATTCTTTGGCAGGAGTCCACAAAGCGTGTCCGACTTCGTGTCCAACCAACATATCATATGTTGATTCTGAAGCAGTCTCCCACAGAGGAAGAAAGAGTGTTCGTGTTTTAAGATTAAACATTGCAGTCGGAATCTTTTCGTGGAGAATTGTAATGTTCTCGGATGCGAGAAGTTTCGCAAGAGTAGACTTGTTTCGGACGATTGGTTGTTGTGGTGTTGTTGACATATGCAAAGTATGCCACCAATTCAAGCAAAGTCAAATAATGTGATCAATTTTCTAAAGATTTATTTCAAAGGTTATCGGACGCAGGACCCGATCAAATCCCGCCCAGTCCGATAACAGGCCGGGCTATGACGAACTATGACGAATTCGAACTATGACGGCAGGCAATAAAAAAACCCCCTTGCGGGGGTCCTGGATCATGCGGTCTTCTCTATAAAGAAGTCCGTTTCATCATAATCCATTGTGACACCATCCTGCCAAGTAAGACCTGAAGTGTCTCCGTTGAATTGACATTCAACATCGTAGTGCGCTCCATTCTTCTTGACCAGATACATTGGATTTTTCCAACATACTGTGAGTTTGTTATCAACTGCGGTTTTGATTTCATCAAGTGTCATTGTAGTCCTTTTGTTGTGGTGATCTGTACCCTTGAAGTATACACCAAGAATCAACGAATGCAAATAATCAGCACAATATTTGAAAGATTTTATTATCGGACACGGCGGATTCAAACTATGACGGCAGAAAACAAAAAAACCCTTTCCCGAAGGAAAGGGTCTCTGATCAAAACTCGTCGCTGTCAGGATAATCGAATCCGAAATCGCCTTCGCTTTCGGTGATTTCCTCAAGAATGCGAGATTCGCACTCTCGTTCAATCTGATCTGCGAGATGTTCGCAGATTTCCGTGATTGCGGGATTGCTTTTGTCGAACGACCATTCGGCAATCACTTCTCCGTCCTCATTGAACTGCATCCACGAGTCGATTTGAACACCTTGAATGGCAAATTCGTGTCCTTTTTCTGTTCCGAACTCGTGATCGAAACTTGTATCAACCTTTTCATAAAGAATTGTGCAAATTGCTGTGTAAAATGACTCTCCGACTTCAATTTCTTCTGCTTCAAATGTAATTTCTGATTTCATTTTCGTTTTCTTTCTTGGGTTAGTTGTTGTTTTTGCCGTCGAGTTCAATATCTTCGAGAATTTGAGCAATCATTGTGTCTGCCACATCGGAAAGAGGTGCTCGTTCCTCGTTCTGATCGTGAATTCCTGCATTTCTTGCAAGAACAAGACGAAGCATTCGCAAAGCCGAGATGGTTTGATCAAATTCCACCATTGCAAGTTTGAATTTCGTGATATCCTTGAGCATATCAGGAATTCGCTCTGAATCATCTTCAGTTTGAAACTCTCGAAGTGATTCTTCAAGATCTTTCAGCGATTGAGTAACAGGGTTTGAGAGAATGGCATTGAATGATCCGCACAATTGGCTTCCGATCTGGTCGATGATTTCGACAAGACGGCGGGGGTTGAGATCGAGATTGTTAGTGTTGTTGGACATAATAAGAGTATACACCGAGAATTGAACAATGCAAATTATGTGGTCGATTTTCCAAAGATTTTATTATCGGACTCTGAGGGCTATGACGAACTATGACGGCAGGCAATAAAAAAAGACTGGGTTCGCACCCAGTCCAAAGTCCTGCGGACTTGTTATTTGTTATTTTCCGAATGTGGAGAGGTAACAGGGTCGGCGGGGAAACGCTCCACCGCCGACCCTCCAACCACAACGGTCAGACTGCAATACCTCGCTTGACGAGATCTTTCGACATCGCCACAAGAACTGCGTGGTTTTCTGTGAGAGCCAGAATCAACGCATCGTGCGTCTTGCTCTCGTCAATGGCTTCTTGAGCCTGACGAGTAAATGATTCTGCCTTTGCCACGAACTTGTCTTTGTTGAATTGCGCCTTCGCAATTCCCATCGCCGCATCGTCGATTGATTGTGCGAGAGGAGATCGGCGTTCTTGACGAACACTTCCGTCTTTGTTGAGTTTGCTTGATTGGGTCGTACCCGATGTTGTGTTGTTGGACATATACAGAGTATACACCAAGAATTAAACAATGCAAATTATAGGATCAATTTTCTAAAGATTATTATTATCGGACTCTACGGGCTATGACGAACTATGACGGCAAGGCAAAAAAAAAACTTCCCCGAAGGGAAGTTCCGACGCTGTTGCGTCTGCCCCGAAGGGTTATGCGATTGCGATATCCAATTCCTTGAAGGTCTGCATTCCTTCACATTGCGTCATCGTCGACTTTCCGATGATGCCCATAATTCCTTGAACGGAATCGTTCATGGACTTTCGGACTTCCTTGCGTTCTGAATCCGACATTGCCATTGCTTCCTCGGCGATGGCAACCAATGCCGAACGCTGAAATCCTGCACGCTGTGCAAGGATGGACAGAAGTGTCCACGGACAGGCTGACTGCGGAACAGACTTCTCGAATGCTTCGCCTCGACTGTACGAGAAGTCTACGCAGAAGGTGACCGTTCCTGCCAATTCTGATCCTGAAGGAATCGTATACAGTTCCTTGACTGCACTCTTGATTGCTGTTACGAACTCTGGGGATTGAACGATGGTGGTTGTTGTTGTCATATACAGAGTATACTTCCAAAATCAACCTTGTCAAATTATATGGCAAAGAATTAAGAATTATTATTATCGGACTCTGGGGCTATGACGAACTATGACGGATTCGAACTATGACGGCGAACCGAAAAAAAAATTTCTGGAATAAAAACCCCTCGGCACGATGCCGAGGGGCTATGCAACCAACTGACGATTGTGTTAGACTCGCACTGCGAATCCGTTTGCGGTCGCATATGCCATCGATTCATCGTAGGCTCGATGCGATGTCGGTCCCTTCCAAGACAATCCGACTACCGAATTCTTCGGATCAAGAAAACGCAGATCGGTAGCCGTTCCATCGATTACGGTATATCCGTTCCAAGTCTTCGGCAATTCGGTAGCCGATTCAATACCGAACACTACGGCAACATTGTAGCCTGATTCAAGGATACTCAACGCATCGGATTCATTATCCTCGCTTCGTGAGAATGTAAGATGATAATTCGATGGAGTTTTTCCGACTCTCGATGCGATTTTCGTATAATCGTAAAACTGAACGGTAGAGTATCGTTCGAACAATTCGCTCCATACCTTTTCCCAAAGAATGTCACTGAATGCGTTCATACGAACCGATGGCGTAACTCCACGCTTGGCGCAACGCTTGACGAACGATGCTATCTCTCTATCAATCGCTTGTAGTGCCATTAGCGCAGTCGATCCTCCTCCAAACAATTCTCTAGTTCTTGCAATTCTTGCGGAGCGTACCGAATTGAGCACGCTTGGATTATTAGCGCATCCAACTCCCAATACTGAATGTCCCGCATTGATACCTACGCATCCCTGCCTACAGAATCCAGCCTTTGGGCATATATCGATACCGCTTGTGTTAGCAGGGGAAAGACTCAATGAGAGCGTAGCGTGCCCTTGCGCCGAACCTAGGAAAAGTTTCGGATTACTATCTTCCTTCGACATTATCGACCTCTTGCGAGTACCGATAGGCGCACCTTTGCGCTCGTATTCTGCGATGGATTCTCGCAGATTAGAGTAGGATAGAACAGAGGATGGTAGTTGTGTTAGTTGCATACTCATATTATACATCGTAAATCGATGATGTCAAATAAAGGGTACGATTATTTGAATATTTTTTATTATCGGACGCTGGTCATAGTTCGCTAGTCATAGTACCGCAGATCGACTCCCGCCACCACCACAAAAACTATGACGAATACAAAAAAAGAGGATGCCTCTGCGGTGGCATCCTCCTTGTCGCTCGCGTGTGCGACGGTTTATTTGTTTTCCTTCCTGACAACTAGAGTATACAACAGATTCGGACAATGTCAAATAAAAGGTTAAAGAATTATAATATTGTATTATCGGACTCTCGTGAACTATGACGAAACCAAAAAGAAAAGACCCCCTTGCGGGGGTCCTGGTCAGGAGTCTCTCTTTGCGACTCCTGCTTTGAATCCTTCCCTCCAAGCCTCATCGAGTGCATCTGCACTCGTTGGGCGATTGTTCACCAACCAATTCCTGCAATCTTGCAGTTCGGCTTCCAAATCCGAGATTTGAAATTGATAATCCTTCAACTGCTCGAGCGATTCACGAGTTTGAATTTGTTGCGCCAATTGGGATCTCTCCCATCGCAAGACATCCAACCGTTGTTTTTTCGATTGAAATAGTATGGTCATTTGTTGTAATACGGTCATTCTAGTTCCTTTGTGTCCCGCAGGGACAGATGCAATCGTAAGGGATTGAAACATTCAATCCTCATCGACACCTACAATATACAACGGATTTGGGCAATGTCAAATAAAAGGGTAAAGAATTCTAATATTGTATTATCGGTCAAAGGGGGCTATAACAAACTATGACGAAACCAAAAAGAAAAGACCCCCTTGCGGGGGTCCTGAATCACTTGGCGTAGATGTCTGCGCCAGATCGAATCCCCCATCCTCTCCTCGCCACTGTTTGGTGGCGAGTGGTGGTTCTCGAGTACTTGTCATTGGGAATCACGCATCTTGGGCACTCTCCGTCAAGATAGACCCACATAATTGGTGTTCCGTAACTATAAACAACATATTGAATGTTGTCTGTGGAAAGGAACAATCGAGCCATTTCTGGGGAAAGTCGACCCGTCCCTCTACCCACTCGAACAGTACTCGATCCGTACTCTCCGAATGAGAGTGATCCAGTGTGAGTCTTTCCGTTTTCAAATTTGCTGATTGCCACAAACGCATTATGAAGTGAGATATTAGCCATTCTAGTTCCTTTGACCCGCAGGGTCAGGTGCATCATAAGGGATTGAAACATTCAATCCTCATTGACAACCACAATATACTACCGATTTCGCCGATGTCAAATAAAGAGGTCGATTTTTCAAAGAATATTATTATCGGTCAAATAGGGCTATGACGAACTATGACGAAACCAAAAAGAAAAGACCCCCTTGCGGGGGTCCTGGGGTTAATCGAAGTGTGTCCCGCAGTGACCGCAATGCTCACTTTGACGGGTGCACCCGCAGTGGGGGCACTCGTACCAACCGTCGCCGTACTCTCGTCGAGGCTCGACCTCGACCTCGGACTCCTCCATCACTAATGATGGAGACTCGATGATGCCCCTTTCTCGAAGCATCCGCTCGAGCACGATGAACTCGTCCATCACCCTCGACTTGATGGCTGCTGAAAAAACACTTTTTTCCCGATCATCCAGTGCCTCCACGAGATTCGTGGGGGCGGTCATTTGAATGACCGCAGAGAGTCTCATCATTTGGATGTGGATCGGCAATTTGCCGATCCACTCAACTGCGCCGACTGCATTGAGATGCGCCCTCAATGCCATACCTTCAGGGGTTGATTCATTCATCGTAAGATCCAATCCGACCCGCAGGGTCAGGTGCATCGTAGGCAACTTGAAACATTCAAGCCCGCCTCGACACCAACAATATACACTCAATTTCGCCGATGTCAAATAAAAGGGTAAAGAATTACAAGATTCTTTGTTATCGGACTCTAGCGTCATAGTTCGCTGCAACGACCCAGCCTCCACCAAACTATGACGAACACAAAAAAGAAAAGACCCCTTTCGGGGTCCTGATATCAAGCGTACCACTTCTTTACTTTCTTGAACTCTTCGACAAGATCCATCTCGCCGAGATGGATCAATCGAGCCAACAGAATATGATCCGCCATTCTGTGTGCTTGCTCGATGTCGCCCTCACAGGAGGAGCGAGAGATTTGGCGCATCTGCGCCAATCCTGTTTCTTTCGTCATTTCTTGAATTTCGTCCATTCTAATTCCTTTGTCCCGCAGGGACATTTGCATCGTAAGGGATTGAAACATTCAATCCTCATCGACACCCACAATATACACCAAGAATCGCCGATGTCAAATAAAAGGGTAAAGAATTCCAAGATTCTTTGTTATCGGTCAAATAGGGCTATGACGAACTATGACGAACACAAAAAAGAAAAGACCCCTTTCGGGGTCCTGGGATCAGGACTTGACCCCGACTTGCGCCCAATCGGAATTGGGTGGGTATACCCACCCGCAGTGGCGGAAACTCGAGGTCTTCGTTGTTCTTCCGTCAGGAAGAACCTCCTCCACAGAGACTCGCTCTGTGAAAGAGAAGCAAACTTCCCATCCTTCTGCCTCGAGCAGGGATTGGAGCGGTCCCATCAAATACGGGGCTCCGCCGATCATGACGAAGTCAAAATCTTCGCAATCCGCATTCATCCGAAGCAGTCGGACGATGCTTTCGCATCGCGTTGCGATTTCGATGCGTGAAGGGGGGGTGGCGAATGTTAACAATTCGCACAATAACTTGCGCCCCTCGGGGAGAAAATCTACCACTCCATCCTCAATTTGTTCCTTTGTGGCGAGATGTTGGGTGAGGTTCGGTATCATAAAGACTCCTTTTGACCCGCAGGGTCATTTGCATCGTAGGCAACTTGAAACATTCAAGCCCGCCTCGACACCAACAATATACATCAAGAATTGACGATGTCAAATAAAAGGGTAAAGAATTCAAAGATTCTTTGTTATCGGCCAAAATGGGCTATGACGAACTATGACGAATACAAAAAGAAACCATTCTCTCCGTGATCGTTTCGGAGAGAATGGTTGTCAAGTGTCGGCGGTCCTGAGTCGATGCGAGCGTGCGGGTGGAAGGCAGGGGAGGGGTGTCAAACGCAGGTGGGGTGCTTCCGTGATCAAACTTGGCACTTCAAGCGTGTTGATTTTCTGCAAATCCAAGCCGAACGAGGCATCAAGCGAGCCAAACCGAATCACTTGATTCACCTACAGTATACACCGAAAAACGCCGATGTCAAGTAAAGAGCCTGATTATTTCAAAGAATATTATTATCGGACCTCACCCGCACCTATCGGAGTACAGTGTTATCGGCCCCTTCCCCACCCAGCCCTAGTGGGTCTAGCAGATCGAGCAATCCCGTGGGGAGGAAATTAAAATATTCACCCCCCGTCAATTCTGTACAACATTTATCGAACCTGCTTTTGAAAATTTTTTTTGCGTAAAAATTTCACGCCAATATCCTTTTCAAATATTCTTCATATACTCTTTTTCCAAGAAATAATCAGTTAGTATAAATATTAACGAATTCCATGAAATCATTCATCCAATATCTAAAAGAAGATTTACGTAAGTGGTTTAGTAAAACTGATCCAGACGGCGATTGGAAACGAATAAACTCAAAGGGGGAAGCCATTGGACCTTGTGCAGCGGCTCCAGGAGAACCTAAGCCTAAATGTATGTCACGAGCGAAACGTGCTGGATTAACTAAAAAACAAAGAGCTGCAGCAGTTCTTGCCAAAAGACGAAATGATCCAAATCCTAATAGAACAGGATCTCCTATAAATGTTTCAAATTATGGAATGGGAAAAATAAGTGAAGAAATTCTACAAGAAAAAAATATACCAACCTCACCTGAAAAATGGAGTCGAGCCAAAGCACTGGCAAGATCTAAATTCAAGGTTTATCCTTCGGCATATGCAAATGGTTGGGCTGCTAAAAAATATAAAGCCATGGGTGGCGGATGGGAAACTGAATGAAGTCATTTCTAGAACATTTAACCGAAACTGCTGCATGGACCAGAAAAGCAGGAAAGAATCCAACAGGAGGCTTAAATGCAGCGGGTGTGGCTTCTTATAGAGCCGCAAATCCTGGCAGCAAATTAAAAATGGCCGTGACGACTCCTCCTTCTAAATTGAAGAAGGGATCCAAAGCCGCAAAGCGAAGAAAATCTTTCTGCGCCAGAATGAGTGGTATGCGAGGTGCAATGAAAGATGCAAAGGGTAGACCAACACGCAAGGCTCTGGCTTTGCGCAAGTGGAACTGCTAGAATTAAACAAATCCTGACTATTCTATATACTAATATGAATAAAGATAAAACCACCGATTCCGTTAATGAGGGTGAGCGACGATATGCAAGACTTCGTGATGCAGATATAAAGAAGCACGGATACACTGAACTCCCAGGACGAAGCGATCCCAAGAGAGCAGATGTTTTTAACGCAAATACTCGTAAAATAGCAAGAGAACGCCGACTTGCAGGAATTGTTCCTGGATCTGCTAATGCACGACCAGAAAATAGATCAGATGTGTTGATTCATTCTGCAAGAAAAAGTGCCGCAAAAAGATTTTACCGAGTTGGTACAGATCATCGTCGCGATGACCGCAAAAATAGAAATAGAAAAATTCTCGATTCATTTAATCATGGACTTGATGAAGCAAAGAAGCCTGCTGCTACCAAAATGATTACTCCTCCTAAGGGACTTCGTGCTACAATCAGAGACCACAAACCATCTACTCTAGTCGGATCGGCTATCCACGGAGCAACTGTTCGTACAATGGATCATAATCTTGCTCCCGCAGGACGAGGCCGTATTCGACATGCATTGGGTGGAGCAGTGCGCGGAATAGCACAACACGTTTTAAATAGCTTATTGAGTTCAAAAAGAAAATAATAGTTTAAAGACTTAAAGCCTTGTCTTGTTTAGATCTTAAATAATCGTGCAATCTGCCGATATATCCGAGATTTCGTAATTCTTTAAATACCATGTTTTCTATTGAAAATTCTCCTGCTTGTTTAAGTCCAGCAGATCGCATTTCTCGGAATTTTGTTTTTAATTTATTGCAGGCTTCTTCATCGGCATTTGATCTTATCAAACTATTAATCTGACTTGCATAATCTTCTACCTTTTGCATAAGCGCAGGATCATTGAAATTAACTTCTTGTTGCACAGGAAAACGTATCCATTTATTGAACATAATACTATAGACTCCTTGATCACTTGGAGTCGGTTCTGTAATATCCTGAGCATATAATTCCACATCATGTCCATATATGGTTATGTTATGTGTGTTGCCCCACAATTGTTTCTTTAATTTAAGATAATCGGCAAGTATGGTTGGACAATTCTCGTATTGTGATTTGTCTATTAAAATATGAAGATCTATATCTGAATAACTGGTATAATTAAAATTAGCGTTTCCGCCAACAAGCAAAATATCTCGTATGGCATGTTTTGGAATTTTTGAAAATTCAGACCATAGATCGGCTATCTTTAATAGTTTCTGAGCGACCTCTGTGTCTAGGGTATTGCTCTTCCATAATTTTGGATTTAACTCTTTATGATATTGAAGAGTCAGGGCAATTGCTTCGTCAATATATCTGTGAAAATTCTTCATGTATTCAATTGTATTTATACATATTAGTGGACTGGACACACGCGACTACGCGTTGGTGTGTAAAAGGAATTTCGCTACCTCCGGACCGACATAGTAGACAAACGCCGATTCACGTCGGCGTTTGTTCTTTTAAATATTCAACTATCTGCGATATTCTTCAAAAAGAGCCATTCAATTTATAAATACAAAACAAGATATTCATTTGAATATTTTAGTCTCTATATAACTGTCCCCACGGAAAATCCTTTCTGTGGGATTTGATTATACACCTTACAGGAGAAAAACATAGATGGTTATTACTAGTCTACTCGCATCAGTATTGTCTCAAGCCGCTCCAGTTGCACCTGCGCAAGCAGAACCTGCTGGATTTCACTTTGTTCCTAGTGTGGATGCCATGGTCTTTGATTTTGGCGGACAAGGAACTCTTATTGAAATCACGCCAACCATTGTTCTTCCTAATGTTGTGAAGAATGTTTCTCTTACGTTTACTCTTCCTATCTGGTCACAGAATGGGAACGATGTAACAACTTCTGGATTGAGTGATATTGGCATTATGGCTAGTGCTTCGGCATGGCAAGGTGCTGCTCTTGGAGGCAAGGGTAACTGGACATTTGATGCAGGTATTCTTGTTCCTCTCTCGTCTGAGTTTTCAAGCACCAGCATTGTTCCTGTTGTTGGAACCAAGTTTGATCTTGCTTGGGAAAAGGTTAGTTTTTCCCAGAATATTGACTGGACTATTATTGCAGAAGGAACCTCATGGAATGCACTCTTGAATTCTCAGGTTGCATCGCAATGGGTTTCTGGAAACACGCATCTTGATTATGCAGTTATGGAATCTCTTACAGTGGGTGCTGCTCTTAAAGAGCAATGGGTCTCCACAGGAGAATGGAGTGTTATTCTTGGTCCAGAAACAACATGGACACCAATGAATAATGTGAATGTATCAGCAGGAGTAGGATTTCCGATTTATCAAAATACGGGATCTTATGATTCGCTCAATACCGTGGTTCATTGTAGTTTGAGTATCAAGTTCTGAGTTTATTTAACAAAGGAGTTTCAATATGGCACAAGTTAAGACAAGTCCGTTTAGTGGTTTTTGTTGGAAGAATGTTTGGCACTGGGCTCTCGGTCTCGCACTTCTTCCGTTTGCAGTTGCTGGAGTGCAGGTTGTTATGAATGCAGTACACAGCGTACTCGCAATCTTTGCGGTTGCTGCCAAGTAAAATATTAGGTAGCGAACCCTAAAATAGACTCTCCTGATGCAATCACCTCTGCATCAGGAGAGTTTTCCTTTAATAGATACATAAGAATAATATGAAAACATTTTTTCAATTTATAACAGAACGCGCAAAAGTCCGTAATTATAAAAAGGAATATGCAGAATTTCAAGGAACTCCAAAACAATTAAAATATCAATCTAATTGTCATAAAGCCAGAAGAACCATGGGATTGGGAAATAACGGCGAAAACCCTGGAGTAGAAGTAGATCATAAACGTCCTGTTTCTAAGGGTGGGTCAAATAAAAAGAGTAATTTTCGGGTTGTCTCAAGAAAGACAAATCGTAAAAAAGGAAATAAATTAAAATCATAAATAGAAGTACAGGCTGTAGACTCAAAAAAATAACGAAAGGCAACTCATGGCATTTACATTCGGATCAGTAGAATTGGCTAAGGCTACTCAGTTGGGCAATAAATTGGTTAATTATTCGCTTCAATTCGGTGGATTGACTCAAGGTCGTGACAAAGATCTAATGGAGAAATTAGCCAGAAAAGCACGATTCAGTGTAACTGGATTCACCACGGGAGCTGGCTTTCCACTATTCGGAACCAACAACACCACTGGTCTGACACAGACGACATATGATGGACTCACAACCACACTTGGAGCAAATGTGGGATTCACTATGGGTGTTGTCTATAAAACAGCAAACCCAGTAACAGGAGTTAATCTTACTGCTGGAACAACCGCAGCCACTATCTTCGGAATAACTGGCGCAATTTACTTTAACGGATCAACTGCATCTATCTCGTAATATTTGTGATTCGTCATGAAACCCTATATTAGTTTTCTTGCAGCAATCGAAGAGGTATATAAAAAACCTCAAGATATATGGAAAACGGCTAGTGGGTGGGGTGGCAAGAATCTAAAGGGAGAAGTAGAATACTTCGACAAAGAAGATCACGCCAAGGCTTGGGTGAATGGTACGGCAAAGATGCGAGCACACGGCAGTGTAGACCCAGGAAAGGGTCTTGATATATCTCGTACAATGAATATAGATCAATATGGAAATGATGCCGATGCAGTAGCCTTGTGATATAATTTTTACATTATGATTAAGACAACAACAAAACTGAATGGTGGATCAATTATTTTGGAAGATGATTCCAATAATGCATTGGTTGATTTTACCTTATCTAATAAATCTTCTCCTATCATGTCTCTTAACTGTGTGATATCTGGGAATGATTCCAAATCCGCTACCATAGTAACTGCCTCATTATTAGAAAAATACAATCCAGTCTGTCTTGTAATTGAAACAAAAATGCGAGATTTGCTTTATTGCAGAAAAATAGAGAACGTATTTCGTTGCTCCACCATTAGAGATAAATCATTATTCACTATTTTAAATGATAACAAGGATGTGTGGTCTAGATTATTTTCAATGACAGAAGAAATTGATTGTGGAAATCTGGCAAAAAAATCACAAACAGGTATTGATTTTTTTTCAAATTCTTCTATATTTGCATTTGTGCGAAAGAATACAAGTCCATTTGAATTTCTTTCCATTAAAGAAGAATACGAATATAATAACAAAGAATTGTGTAACGCCAAGATAAGAGAATTTTTTGATATATTCGATACTAATCTGGTACATCTATCTGGTGGAGAAATTAAAAATTCGTTAACGACTTTGGTGGAATCCTTTAAAAAAAATATTCGAGATGAACGAGGAGTCTATTATAATTCATCCAGTTCATTTCAAAAAATATTCACAGATTTGGTTCTGCCATATATTCTGACCATTGGCGAATCTCATAATTCTTCTACCAATATGATTGAATTGTTTTCAAAAACCTTTGTGGATTATATTACAATGACAGAGGAATTTTTGCTTAGATTTGGGCCAATACTTGATTCCAAACAATGAATTAGTCTTGCTGGAATCTGATGATTTTCAGCATACATAATCTACCAAGCCGAACAATACTCAGGAGAATTTTTTATGTCCCAATCCCGTGATCTACTTCCTACTCAATTTCAAACATTCATTCACTTATCAAGATATTCCAGATGGTTGCACGAAGAAAATCGTAGAGAATCATGGACTGAAACTGTTAGTCGATATTTTGATTTCTTTGAAGCGCATTTAAAAGAAAACACAAAGTTCTCTTTGACCAAGGCTCTTCGAGCCGAATTGGAATCGGCTATTTTAAATCTTGAAGTTATGCCATCCATGCGCTGTTTGATGACAGCAGGAGAAGCACTCACCAAATCAAATATTGCAGGATACAATTGTGCATACACTACAGTGAATCGTGTGCGAGCATTTGATGAGATTCTTTATGTTTTGCTGAATGGTACAGGAGTTGGATTTAGTATAGAACGCCAATATGTGGAACGACTTCCGACAATTGCAGAAGAGTTTTCTCAAAGCAATACTACTATCATTGTTGAAGATTCAAAAGGTGGATGGGCAAAGTCTTACAAAGAATTGATTTCACTGCTCATTGGTGGACAAATTCCAAAGTGGGATTTGAGTAAACTTCGTCCAGCGGGTGCAAGACTAAAAACATTTGGTGGTCGTGCAAGTGGTCCTGCTCCACTTGATGAACTATTTCGTTTCACAATGGATTCTTTTAAACGAGCAGCAGGACGAAAATTAACTTCAATTGAGTGTCATGATATTGTTTGCAAAATTGCAGAAGTAGTTGTGGTTGGTGGAGTTCGACGATCTGCACTGATTTCGCTGTCCAATCTCACAGACGAAAAGATGCGAGATGCCAAGACAGGTGCATGGTGGAATGAGCATCCACAACGAGCACTTTCAAATAATTCTATTGCATATAAAGAAAAACCAGAGATGGGCGTATTCATGGAAGAATGGATTTCTCTTTATAAATCCAAAAGCGGAGAACGAGGTATCTTCAATCGTGAGGCTGCAAAGAAAACGGTTGAAAAACTTGGAGATCGTCGTGATCCAAATTATGATTGGGGATGCAATCCATGTTCGGAAATTTTACTGAGAGATCGTGAGTTTTGCAATCTTTCTGAAGTAGTTGTTCGTGCAGAAGATACTGAAGAAACTCTAATGAGAAAGATTCGTATTGCTACAATTCTTGGAACATTCCAAGCATCTCTTACAAATTTTCCATATCTTTCAAGTGAATGGAAAAAGAATTGTGAAGAAGAAGCCTTGCTTGGAGTTTCTCTTACAGGAATTCTTGACAATAAGATATTGAGTAAAGTTTCTGTTGATACAAAGGCTCTTCTTACTCGTCTTCGTGAATCTGCAATTCTAGTAAACAAAGAGTTTGCAAAGCGGTTAGGCATCAATCCAGCAGCAGCAATTACTTGCACAAAACCCAGCGGAACAGTTTCTACATTGGTAGATTCGGCAAGTGGTATTCATCCCCGACATGCCGAATATTATATTCGTACTGTTCGTGCAGATCGCAAAGATCCGTTGTGTCAACTAATGATTGATAAAGGATTTCCACACGAACAGTGTGTCACAAAGCCAGATTCTGTTACAGTATTTTCTTTTCCGATGCGAGCAATTGGATCGGTTACTAGAAAAGATGTAAGTGCAATTGAGCATTTAGAATTGTGGTTAATGTATCAGCAATATTGGACAGAACACAAACCATCCATTACTGTGAGTGTTCGAGAACACGAATGGCTTGAGGTAGGTGCTTGGGTCTATAAAAACTTTGATGAAATTTCGGGAATTAGTTTTCTTCCATTTTCGGATCACACCTATCGTCAGGCTCCATTTCAGGATTGCACAAAGGAAGAATATGAAGCATTGGTCTCTCGCATTCCTGTGAATGTGGATTGGAGTGAACTTCAAAAGTACGAGAAAACAGACAATACCACGGGTTCTCAAGAATTTGCTTGTAGTGGTGGATCATGCGAAATTGTGGATATTGTAAAATAATTTACCGAATATTTCATTTGGCACATTAAATTGTGCTAAATAATAGCATGAAGAGATATGTTCTCGCTCTTCTGTTAGTGGTTGCACTCGTCTGCATTCCAGCCTGTGTCGGGGGGACTCCCGCTTCACTTGTTGCACCACCCCCAGTATCTCATACAAAGCCCGCAGAGCCGTTCCTACGAGGTTTCACACCAATACCAGACTCCGAGGAGACTGGAGTTGGTTGTTTGATGACAGAACAGCACGAATTAATAGGAAGTGCTGTTCTTATCGGAAAAAAGCATATTCTCACTGCAGGACATTGTTTTGACGATACTCAAGCATATTGGTTTGTCACCAACTGCAAAGAATATAAAATTTCCAAGCAAATAATACATCCAATTTTTAAATTGGCGGGTATGTTATTTAATGATTTGGCTATTGGTGTACTAGAAACGGAATGTGACGAAATTCCCATTGCAATACCCACCAAACCAATATTATTTTATCAAGGAATGGGATTAACTGCAATCGGACATGGCGGAGGAATACGCAAAAAAAGCAATCCAGGAACTATTTGGTATTACGGAACATTAGAAGAAGAACCAATAAGTTTTAAAATGATACCAATAAGTGGAACTATTTGGTTTGGAGATTCTGGTGGTGCAATTATAGATTCCTCGGGAACTCTTGTTGGTATTATATCTTCAATGAAAAGTCATCGTGGAACATTATTTGAAAATTCTGCAATTAGAGTTGATAGATTTTTACCTTGGATTACACAAATCATTTCGGAGACATCACAATGAAACTCAATAAAATACAACAAATATTAGTTGCCACAATTGGTTTTTGTATTGGAATGTTGTTGGCTCGCTCATTTGGCTACTAACATAAATAATTACATGATAATCGCTGGCATTGATTACTCGCTTCGAGGACCCGCCGTATGTCTTTATAAATCAGAAGACGGCAAGAAATTTTCATATGATGCTTGTTCCTTTTATTTTTTAACAGATAACAAAAAACAATCTGAAATTTGTAATACTCATATATTTGGCGAGCGATTATCAGATTGGACAAGCGAAGAACAAAGATATGAATCTATAGCAGATTGGGCCATTGATATAGTAATGGGTGCAACACATGTTGCTTTGGAAGGCTATGCATTTGGTGCGCAAGGAAGAGTGTTTCAGATAGCCGAGAATACAGGAATACTTAAATATAAATTATATCAGTTGGGTATTCCTGTTACAATTATTCCTCCATCAGAAGTAAAGAAATACGCAACAACCAAAGGAAATGCCGATAAAAATTTAATGTATTCGGCATGGATTGCAGATACAGGAATAGATCTTAAAGGATTGCTTACACCTAAAAAACAGGATTCTGGTTCTCCTGTTTCTGATATAGTAGATTCTTTTTATATTTGTAAACGATTATATAGCACTATCGCCAACGATAATAAAATTACAACAGAGGATTAGCGCGTCTCTCTGCTAGTGCCGCAAAGTTCTTTGCCTTTGTTCTACCATCATAAGCCCAAGCATAACCTTGATCTACTAGTAATTTATTAAGAGTCTTTCCATCCAATCCTGTAAAGACACCAAGAATTCTTCCGTACTTATCGTCTTTGGTGGTTTGTAATTTAAATGGAGTATTCTTTGCAAACCAATTTGAGATATATTCTTTTGCTTCGAGTCCTAGTTTCTTTTCTACAAGATCTTTGGTTGCAGATTCTGGAGTGTCGATTCCAAGAAGACGCACTCGTTCTTTTTTTGTGGTATTAAAGCCAAGATCGATAAGAACAT